GAATTCAACAATTAAATTAGGGTTGTATTATAATGATGAATTAGTTTCATTGATGACATTTGGTAAGGGTAGAATAGCTATGGGTGGTGACTCAAATCAATATGAATTACTTAGATTCTGCAATAAATTAGATACAACGGTTATTGGTGGTGCCGATAAGTTACTTAAGTATTTCATAAAGACACACAAACCAAAAGAAATTATTAGTTATGCTGACCGAAGATGGAGTCAAGGTGATTTATATGAAAAATTAAAATTTATAAACACACATAATTCAAGACCAAATTATCATTATATAATAAATAATAAAAGAAAACATAGATTTAGTTTTAGAAAATCAGTATTAGTTAATCAAGGGTACAATAAAGACCTTACAGAGCATCAAATAATGCTAGAAAGGAAAATATATAGAATATATGATTGCGGAACTATGGTATATAAAAAAACCCCAACTTATTAAGTTAGGGTTTTTTATTTTTATTTGGGTTATTTTAAATATTATTAAATGAAGCCCCAGTGTTCATTATTACAAATTCCACCTGAATAAACTCTAAAGCTCGCGTTGGTTTCAAGAAGATTTGACCAGTTAATTGGTTTTTATCGAAATCTTCTGGGTCATTTGAAAGAACGACTCTAAAGTCTGTTAAACCTCTTTGAGCTCTAATGTTATCTAAGATTGGGTTAACTTGGCTTAAGAATTGGTTTCTTACGATAGTATCGTTTTGTTCGAATAACAATCTGATACCAACAGCAGAAACAAGTTTTCTAGCTTGTAACAATAAACGTCTAACGTTGATTCTGTTAAGAGCTGTTTCTTTAACTTGAAGTGTTTTATTACCCCATATTTTGATACCGTCAGATGCGAAAGTAGCGATTGGGTTAATTCTATTATCATAAAGGATATCTCTACCAGCAAGTGTTAATTTAGCTCTTGCTTGAATAGCGTCAACATCACCTCTATTAACCCCAGCAACTGCGAACCATGGGTAAGAGATATTATCAGTCAAAGCAATATTTCTAACTACATCACGTGTTGGTGGAGTATAGATAAGTACATTATTTTCTTTATCATCAATTTGAATCCATGGCCAATAAGTACAAGAGTAGTTACTATCATAGTTACCATCTAATCTATCAACAACCTCATTTACATCTAATATTTGACCATCAGCAGAAGTATCTGGTGTTGTCATGATGTATAATGAATCGGCTCTATCGATTTCAGTCATTTCAATTGCAGCTTCAACTAAGTTTGTGTTATCCCAGTTATCAATACCTGGTGTTGCAAAAATGTTGATATTAACAGCTTCTGGATTTTTGAATGTCCAAATTCCTTCTAAGTAAGCATAGTAATCAGAATTAATACCTAAATCACCACTTGTTAATGTTCTATTTTTAAATGTTCCACTAAGTAAACCAGAAGCACCATAAGTACCATTTATTGTGTATTTATCAGTGTTTGTTCTTCTTGTTCTATAATCATCCCATCCATCAAAACCACCGTAAGGTACAAAAGTAAATTTACGAGCGTTTAATTTTTCATAAGGACCACCAATTAAACCAGCTTCAGTTCTAAATTGCGAATCACCAGTGTCAAATTTAAAGATTGGTGAATAATATACACCATTAGCTGGAGTACCAGAAACTAAAATTTTAACATTATCAATAGTTACAGCAGAAGCTGAAATATCCATATGGAAACCATTAGTTAAACCAGTCCAAATGTTAGGGTTTATTGTTTGAGGTATACCTTTATAATCAAAGAAATCCGCATCAATACCTACAGTATTTGAAATACCTAAATACGCTTTATTTTTGACTTCGGACGCTGTATAAGCAGTTTTATATAACATAGTTGGGTCAACCACTGTAGTATTTGAATTAGATTGGTAATCACGGATTGGGTATCCAACGAAACCAGCTGGGAATGCATCACTATTATTAGTTGTATCATCAATTTCTAATAAAACGTATGCAGATTTAGATTTATAAACACCATCCAACGTACCAATCATTCTACCAATATAATTATTAGACGCTGGGTCCATAACACAGTTAGAGAAAGATTCCAATGGGTTAGGTAATGTATCTGAATCATTAAAAGCTCTAATACGAACATCAAATTGTTTTGTGTCTGGTCTGATGTTAACGATAGAAATTTTAAATTGTTCATTAGCAGCATTACCATCAGTAATTGTTGTAAATCTAAATAATTTCAATACTTTATTACCACGTAACTCAGAAACTACCCATGGAGTAATAGCTGGTTGAAATTCTTGTAGATAATCACTAAATTCATTAACATATGGTATCAACGCTTGTTTAATACCTCTAATCTTTTTTAATTTATTATTTGTGTTAAATAAATTTTCAAAATATTCCTCAACAAATAATGCTGTGTTACCATCATCATTATTTCTTCCTAATACTTTATTAATTTTACTAGTTTTAGTTGAATCAAATGACAACGTATAATCAAAAGCACCTTGTCTAGTTGATGTACCACTAATTGAAAATATACCAAGTGGGTCATTAACAGAACTAGTTACTGTTGAATCAAATCCAATGTTAGTTGAACCAGTTATTTCGAATAATGGTAATTGACTACTAGTATCAACAGAACCTCTAGAACGTAACAAAGCAACTATTTGGTTTTCAACATCAGTGTAAGAAGAACCACTATAATTAGTAACATCACCAGATGTAGTACCAGTTATAATACCAGTTCCATGTGTCAATAAGTTATTAGCATTAACTGACAAACTAAAACTAGCACCGTAGAATGATGAACCACTTTTATAGTATTCCACTGGAATGGGAGGAACTGTTACTGTACCAATACTTGCATTACCTAAAAATGCTAATTGTGAACTTAATTGTCCGTTATCAATAAGGGTTTGAATTGTAGGTTCAGTAGATACTAATGTTACGATTGTACCAGCAGAAGTAGCTGTATAACTAATTAATGGTGCGTATGAGTTAGTTGCTGTTTCAACAACTGTTGATTCATCCAATGCAGCATCTAATGCAATACCCCAAGATAAACCAGCATAATAACCAGATAACCCTAATACTCTTGTTACGAATAATTGGTTTGATTGTGATAAGTATGATTTTGCGATATAAGGTAATTCATATTTTGGTGCACCATTGTCTTTAATTACAGTAGCATCTAAACCACCAAAGAATGAATTGAATTCATCATAATTGGTAATAAAAATAGGTTGGAATGCTGGACCGATTTTAGTCTCACCAACCATACCTAAAGTTGTAACACCAACGTTACGTGTTATAAATGTTAAGTCTCTTTCAGACGTGTATACGCCTGGGGAAACAAATACTTGATTTGGCATAGTTTCTTTTTTTGTTTTTGTTATTATTTACTTTATTCAGTTCTTTATTATAAATATTAAGTTTTTTTCAAAAGAATTGAAAAAAAAAATTAATAATTTGTTTTATTATGATTTTTTTCATACTTTTGTCATATATACTATTAAAAACACAATGAAAAGAGATAAAAACTTAAAAATAACAACAAATACCCACCAAATACTAAAAAAGTATTGTGAAGATAATGGTCTTAAAATGTTTGCATATACAGAATTATTAATTAAACGTAATTGTATATTAAAACCTCAAAATAAAGATAAAGAAGATATGTATGGTGAATAAAACTATTAACTTTATTGAAAAAGTTAAGTTAATTCATGGCGATAAATACGATTATTCGTTGGTTAATTATACTAATAATACAACTAAAGTTGAAATAAAATGTTTTAAACATGGTATTTTTGAACAAACACCAAAAAAACATTTGATTGGTCAAGGTTGTCCAAAATGTGGTATGAATAAAATAACGAATAATGAATATATCAATAAAGTTAAGTTAATTCATGGTGATAAATACGATTATTCGTTGGTTAATTATATTGACTCAGTAACTAAGATTGATATAATATGTAAAGAACATGGTATTTTTAATCAAATACCACATAGTCATTTATCTGGTAATGGTTGTCCAAAATGTGTTGGGATAAATAAAACAACAAACCAATTTATAGGTGAGGCTAAAATTATTCATGGTGATAAATACGATTACTCTCTAGTTGACTATATAGATTCAACAACAAAAGTAAAAATAATATGTCCAGAACACGGAACATTTAATCAAGCACCAACAAATCATATTTCAAATAAACAAGGTTGTCCTATTTGTGGTAATTTATTAAAAAAAGAAAATACTAATGGTTTTATTGAAAAAGCTAAACAAGTCCATGGCGATAAATACGATTATTCTTTGGTTAATTATATTGATAATAAAACTAAAGTAGAGATTATATGTAAAGAACATGGTAGTTTTTTAACAAAACCAAATAATCATTTGAGTGGTAGTGGTTGTCCTAAATGTGTTAATAACCAAAAAAAAACTAATAAAAACTTTATCTATTGTGCTAATTCAGTTCATGGTGATAAATACGATTATTCTTTGGTTACTTATACCAATAATAAAACATATATTGATATAATATGTAAAGAACATGGGATTTTTAAACAATCACCTAATAATCACGTTTCAAAAAAACAAGATTGCCCTAAATGTAGTCTTAGGTATGATAAATCAGAAGGTGAAGTTAAAGAATTTATTTCTTCATTAAAATTATTATTTGAAGAAAACACTAGAAAAATAATACAACCATTAGAATTAGATATATACATACCATCACATAATATAGCAATCGAATTTGATGGTTTATATTGGCATTCTGAGAAATTTAAAATAAATAATTACCATCTAAATAAAACAATTGAATGTGAAAAACAAGGTATTCAATTAATTCACATATTTGAAGATGAATGGATACATAAACAAGATATTGTTAAATCTAGATTAATGAATATCTTAGGGTTAACACCTATCAAAATATACGGTAGAAAATGTATTATTAAAGAGATATCTTCAAAAGAAGCTAAAGAATTTCTTAACAATAACCATATTCAAGGTGGTATTAACTCTAAATATAATATAGGGTTATATTATGATGATGAGTTGGTTAGTCTTATGACATTTGGTTGTTTAAGAAAATCAATGGGTAATAATTCAATTGAAGACGCATATGAATTATTTAGATTCTGCAATAAATTAAATACAACGGTTATAGGTGGAGCTGATAAATTATTAAAATACTTTATAAAGACATACAAACCCAATGAGATTATTAGTTATGCAGATAGAAGATGGAGTCAAGGTAATCTATATAAAAAATTGGGATTTGAATTTATACATAATTCAAAACCAAATTATTTCTATATTAATAATTGTAAACGAGAATATAGATTTAAATACAGAAAAGACGTTCTAGTTAAAGAAGGTTTTGATAAAAACAAAACGGAACGTGAAATAATGGAAGAAAGGGGTTTTAATAGAATCTATGATTGTGGTAATAAAAAATATATTTTAAAGATATTACACAACATGTTATAATAACCAAACCTCCAGCTCCACCAGCACACAACACTAAACCTATTGTTGTTGAATAAAAGATGGAAATAATTAACTGTATCCATATGTGCTTTTTATTATATTTTTTGTATAGGTG